CGCGCGTCTCGTCTGGATTGCCGCGATGCGGAAGGTACTGGACTTGCGAGCGGAACGCTGGGCGCACTGCCGCCTGGTTGCTCACCTTCTCCGATGCCAAAGGTGCTCTTTAACCAGTCCGGCATGATTGCGGAACTAAAGTCTATCAGATAGCCGCCGATTTTTTTGAAGAGACCTAAGATCGGCTCCCAATACGCAACGATCAGAGTCGCTGCTGTTATAAGCAACCCTAAAGGGTTTGCGGCCGCAACGGCACGCAAAGCGATCAATCCGCCCTTCAATAGCGTTATACCTTTTAAGGCAGAGAGAACACCGCCGTTCAAGAAAGTGAACGCAAGGCCAAAAGCTAACGCGGCGACCTTGGCCGCGATTAAGCCACCAACGGTAAGAGATACGGCTGTCGTGATCGCCGGAAATTCCGTCGCAAAATCTGCAACCACCGATGAAATACTGCGCAAAGCATCGGCTAAAATATTTACTGTCGGTAGCAGCGTCGCACCAATATTTATGCCAGTCTCAGTGAGCGCATTCCCAAGCAAGACGATATTGTTCTTTGTCGTCTGAGACCGGTTCATAAACTCAGTCGTCATAGACCCAGCGAACTTTGTCTCATCGGCAACAAGGCCAAGCGAATTTCGATACTTATCTAATGAGCCGACCAGCAACGAAATATCATCAGCGTATTCCTGACCGAACATCATAGACACGGCTTTTGTCCGTGTCTGGCCGTCGAGTTCGGAGAGCTTTTCTAGAAATCCACTAAGCGCGCCCTGCGCGTCTTCTCCAATGGCGGTCTCAAGGCCGTTAGCTGATAGGCCCATCTTCTTTAATACAAAATTGAATTTATCGCCCTGCGTGGTAGCTGTTTGCAGCTTCATCAGCATGGCATTAATTGCCGTCGCTGCCACCTCAGGAGCCTTGCCGAGCGAAATGAATGAGCCGGATAGGGCCGCTGCCTGGACGGCACTCAAACCAAACGCGCGGCTTGTGCCGCCGATACGTAAAAGTGCCGAAAGTATCTCAGGGGCTTTAGCTGCTGTATTGTCGGAGAGATGATTGATCGCATCGCCGAGAGCGCCAACATTTTCAATGGGCTTATCAAAAACGTTGCTTAACTTCGCAATTGCATCCCCTGCAGCCTCGGGCATGATATCAAACGCGACTGACATTTTTGCAGCTGTACGCGCGAAGCCTTCCAGGTTCTGCTCAGCGACACCTAACTGACCACCGCTTGCCACGATGGCCGCAAGGCCAGACGCACTTATTGGTATCTCGCGAGACATACCTTTAATGGTCTCGCCGAGATTTTTAAGCCCGTCCGGCTGTTTAAAATCTACAACCTTCCGGACATCAGCCATCGCGCTCTCAAAGTCGATAGCTGCTTTTATCGGCGCACTCATCGCGAGCGCGAGAGCGCCCGTTTCAACAATCTGAGATTTGAGGCGGTCTCGATGCTGGATGTTTGCCTTGATCGCGTGATCAAGTTTATCGACATCACCGGTCAGGCTCTTAAACGACCGGGACACGCCACGGATCGGCGCGGTCATTTTATCGACCGCTTTAAGGATAAGGCTAAGTTGTAATTCGCTCATTTATCCGTACCGCCTGCGAATGCCAGAAAAGCATTTCATCTATGTGCATTTCCCAAATAGCATCGGGTGGAAAATGAAAATAAAAGCCAATCTCGCCTATAACGTCCCGCCAGTTTTTAGGGACCCGCCGAAAAAATCCGCCACCACCAGCGCCGCCCGGTTTATGTCGGCAACGTCCATTTGGTGAGATACGGCGGGGATATCGCAGTCTGATAGCGTGTCGATCATATAAAGGATAACACCCCACGTACCTCCTTGTTTATCCATAGCCTGCAGATCTCGCCCTCGCGGCCTGCGGAGCGTGATTTCCGTGACTTGCGAATTCTCGAAATGAACCGCATGGAGAAGTTGAACCGTGATCGCGCCGGTCTTTGCATCAACTAAGATGCCCTCATCCTTGCCGTCTCCAAACAATTTTTTACCGGTCATGGTGTCTTGCATTTTAGCGACTCCTCGATCTTTTGGTAGCTATCCCGCAGCCGCAACAAAGGTTGCCCAAGTTGATTAAGATTACGAATAAGGGGATGCCATGGCCTAACAAACCGGTCGCAGGCTCGCCCTAAAGAGGCAAAGCATGCACCGGTTTTCCGAAGGCCTGGAACGTAGATTGTATTATTCATATCCTCAGCCTTCGTTAATTCGTTTCGCTCGATGGCGAGGCGGCGTGCAATTTGAAAAACCGCTCTTGCTCCACAAACTCAGGCGACCCGATATCGAGCACGGAGGTTAAACCTGCAAGGCGCGAGACATCCTTCAGCACAAGATTGATTTCGAGCATATTCAGCCCATTCAACTTGCGCGTCATCTCCAACACAATTTTATTTAAGTGCTGCGCCTTGGCACGATCATCTTGCGCGCCGTCATCCGGATCAACCGGAGGCGTCGGAATAGGGCTCTCCACCATTAGGCCAACCATGGCGAGACGATAAGTTCGGCAGAGCCCGCCCACTCATTAGATGCACCGGCGGTATTCACCGTATTCACGACCAGCTTGCGCGCTGCACCTTCAAGACTTGGCGGCACAACCAAATGTGTTCCCGACAACGCGAGAGGCCGGTCATTGTCACCTTTAAGGCTGGCGATCGCAGAGCGCGCCGCTTCATAATTAGCGGCATCAAGCGTTGCTTTACTGCCAAAGGCCATCTGCCAAAAACCAAAACCGGCATTGGCCCGAGCCCGCACACCGTAACGAAACTCGTCATTCATAAAGACGTTGGTTTCGCCGAGATCGGTCTGCATCTGAAATTCATATGGCATGCGTGGCTGCCAAATCGTCGGTTTGATTTCGCGGCTGCAGTCCAGCAAGAACCATGGCGTTTCCGCACCGGCTTGCATATTGCTGACCGATACTTCAGTGCCATCGGCTTGAATGCGCGGATGATCCGCATCGAAGAAGGGTTGGCCATCATAACAAAGCGCATCAAAGCCAGAACTCAGCAACGCGAAAATCAATTCGTCTGGGTGCATCGCCGCCGAGCGACCCATTTCGCTGACCACCGGATTGAAAATACCAAATTTGTCGTCTTCAATATCCGTTCGTGGGATACTGACCGTATCTTCAAAGGTTTTGTTTTTCAGGGTGTAGCTATGCAGAGATAGGTTGCGGATATTGCGCTGACCAATCCACTCACGCATGCGCGCGAATTGACCCAGCCATGCATACGTCTCTTCGCGGGCCGCGCTAGGGGCCTCCATCGAAACAAGCCGAAACTGTGACGGCGCCGCTTCAAAGGCGGCATTAAATTTTGTGTTGAACCCAGTGAATAGGCTTTGAAGGTTTGGTTTATTTACAAGCATCGGTTTTGCCTCTTTAAAGTGTGATGGTGGCTATGACACGAATGTCATGCGGGTTTTTGCTAACGAACGTTTCTCGATTGTTCATTTTCTTGAGCCCTCTAATTTAAAAACTGCGTTCGTTTGTTGTGATTTTGAGAAATCTCGATTGAGGTAAAGTTGAACACTCCGGCGCGAGCGTCCGACCAGGCGGGCGATCTTCTCTTGCGACATAGACCGCTCCATATAGAGCCACGTTGCGACCGCTGGCGTTTCTTTTGGGATGTCGAAGCGCTCGCCGCAGAAGTCACGGCATAACTCACGTGCAGCATCGGCACCGATGATATTTTCAATAATGGTGCCCGCAGAATTGTTGGGAATTGAAAGCCTCGATCCGCCCCTTGCTAAAATCAATTCAACAGTTTTCTCTAGGCCGATACTCCCGATGAGGTTGTTAGAAACAGCACCCCATGGATATTCAGCCAGGTAGGAAGGAACGCGATTGTTATTATTTGTATTTGCGAGATCATTCATCTAGACAATATACAAGGGCGTATCGTATTCGCCCTAGGGCGTAATATTACGCCCTGTGAGTAAAAATAATTTTATATATTATGTTTTTGTTCATGTGAGGGCTATCTCCCCTTCATTGAATGGGTTGTTTTGAGAGAGAGTGGCCACGTAGATTTTCTGAATATTTGCGTGGCCGCTCAATCTCCCAAATAAGATAACCAGCCAAAGAGTTTTACATTCGGTTTTAAGGGCGCTGAATGCCTAACTGTTCCATCCCGGATGATCACATTTCCCCTCGGCGATCTGCGTTGTTCATGGCAAGATCTGTTCTGAGGGATTTTCGGGACGGGGGACGACAATGCTGATCCATCTTCACAA